GTCCAAAGCATTAGACAATGTTTCATGCGTCTTTTTTATAGATTGTAATTGTTTCTCTGTAAGTTTAGACATACCAATATTATTTTTTTTAGTCTGTCTTTCTCTTTCTTCTTGATAGTTAGTTTTTCTTGTCATCTTGTTCCTCCATTTGTTGTTTAATGACTGTTTAAAGCTCGTACAAGCTAGGTAAATGCGGTCTAGGTAGTTAAACCGCCTGTTTTCTCTTTATGCAAAGATGACATAAAGAAAATAGATTTCTACAAGTAAACATAAAAACAAAAGACAATATAAGATTTCTTTTAAGTTTATGAGTTTAGGTTTGTACCCAGTTTCTGATGTTTCTTTTATATGGTTTATTATATACTTGTTTATTTTATGCATTGTTAAAACTCCTCTTTTAATTTTTTTGTGTAGCTAGTTTTTTAAAAACATTACAAGTTTTTTCATATCCATATAATAAAAGACATTCTTTAAAATGTTTTTTAGTTATGTTTCTTTTAGTTTTTGTATCAATTAATTGTATTGGATAATTCTTTTTAATTACCTTGTCGTAGATAATTAACCAACCTTTATAATAATCAATATCAAAATTATCACTTGTCATAATATCATTGTAAATCATTGTTAAAACTCCTCTTTTAAAAAGTTTTCTATTGTTTCATAACTTGCTCTAGTTTTTAAAAGCTCTCTTAATTCTTCATTTTCTAAAGCTATGTTTATGTCTATTAGATATTTTCCGCATAGTGTTTGAAATTCAAAGTTAGTCATTGTTGCTGCTCCTTTACTTCATTTAAATAATAAAAGTTTTTATTGTCTCTTGGATAAAAATTGTCTTTTCTAATTTCTTGAAAATTAACTTTTATCTGTTTACTTTTTAAAAGTTTAACCAGCTTGTTAGCGTCGCAATCTTCCTCAAGATATACACAAGCATTATTAGAATTATAAAAACTATAATTAGAAAATTCATTTAATTTAATATTAAACCCTTTTAAGTCATAATAAGATATTTTTATATAACCATGCCCAGCAGTAACTATGTAAGGTATGGTTATTGTTTTAATATAATCTTCTGTTATTGTTTGCATTTTATTTGCCTTTCTTTGTTGTTATGATTTGCAATAAACAAATCTTGTGTAGCTGGAACATGCCCAGCTACAATAGTTTTATTTATGCAGCTTCTTTATCTGTAGCTAATTCTGAATAATCAAGTTTCATAAACTCTAAAAATAATGAGCTATCTAATTCATGCGTATGATAGTTTTTTATTTTATCTGGATAGTTTAAAACAAAACTTTCAGCCATTATTATACTTGTTTTAATATGTAAATAATCTTTTATTGTATGAAGTTTGCTATTATCATTTTCATATATTGATTTGTTATAAGATGTTATAGCGTCAAACGTATGTTTAACAGCAAAGTATTTAGCTGCAAGATTAACAGTAAACTTGCCGTAATTCCTGCCATCGCACCAACCGTTTCTATGTTGTCTTTCCTGCTGCAATTCGTATTTATAAATATCATCTCTGTATTTATTCCAGGTTATGTTATTCATAAATTGCAAGCTGTCGTACATTTCATTTATAATTTTTATTTGTTTTTTGTTAATCATTGTTTACCTCTATTTGTTGTTGTGAATTGTTATTAATGGATAGTATAAAGTTATTATCGTAAACATGCCTGAAGCCATTAAAAGAATAAAGAATAGACTTGGCATGTTAAGAGTTAGTAAATAAAAGCTTATTGGCATTATAAAAAAGAATTGAGCCAAAGCTATTAGTAGTGTTGTTTGATAAGTCATTACATTCTCTCCATTTGGTTATTTAATTCTATTGTAAGAAGCACTAACAATGCCAAAAATACAAACGGTATTATTGGAAGTATTAGAATCGTAGATATCATTAAACAAGCCAAACAAGTCAACCATGTAATTGATAATAATGTAATAGATAAGTATATCATTGTTTCCTCTTGTGTTGTTATAATTAAGAGAAGCATAAACCATTGGTTTAATAGTGTCAACTAATAATTATAAAAAAAGTAAAATAAATTAATTAAAGCTGAAAGACTATATATAAGAGAAAGAATAAAATACTATATTTTTATATACATACATGATACATCTAAACACAGCAAAGAAAGAAACATTATAAAAGTTTTTACAATGCAAAGAGAACAACAAAGAATAAATAGAACAGC